TTGTTACACCGCAAAACGTTTCTTTCGATAACATTTAATAAGTTTAGGGGGTACGAAGGTATCCCCTTTATTTCTTTTCCATAGCTTAAAAAGCACCAACGGTAATTGAGATACTAATTAATAAAAAAGAAAGTAACAAAGAAAAAATAAATTAGAGTACTATTTATAATAGAGTACATAATATATGAAATTATATATAGTACTATTTATAATAGAGTACTTTGGTTAAGACCCTTAACAAAAATAAGGTTTGAAAATCAAAAAGTCAAGTTTTTTGAAAAAAATTTTTAAAAAAGTGTATAATTCGAAAAACAAAGATATTTATATTAAACAATAAAACAAATTAAATAGACAACAATATGGCTAACTTATTAATGAAAATGCCCGTTCCTTACGAACCAAAGAAAAAGAACAGGTTTATTTTGAGATTCCCAAGTTCACTAGGTATTAACGAGTGGTTCGTAATATCTACTTCAAGACCAAAGGTAACAATAAACGAAGTTGAAATTCCTTTCTTAAATACTTCAACATATGTTGCTGGTAGATTTAACTGGGAATCAATTGATGTTACATTCAAAGACCCTATCGGTCCTTCAGCTTCACAAGCATTGATGGAGTGGGTTCGTTTACACGCTGAATCAGTAACAGGTAGAATGGGTTATGCCGCAGGTTATAAAAAAGATATTGAATTAGAAATGTTAGATCCGACAGGTGTTGTTGTTGAAAAATGGATTCTTCAAGGAACCTTCTTGACAAATGTTGACTTTGGATCATTGGAATATAGTGATGATGAAATCGCTGACATTACAGCTACATTAAGAATGGACCGTTGTATCTTGGTTTATTAAGAATTATATTATCAATTCAAAATTCATTTGGGGGACGCTTTGCGACCCCCTTTTTTTTTAACCTTTAATTATACCATATTTCTCAATAAACTTGTTAACTCGTTCAACAACTAAATTTGTTTTATCCATTTCATGTTCCCAAATAACCAATAAATTATAGGTCCTATCAAACTTAACTAGTTTGACTTTGTATTGGTCATTCCTTAAATTGGCTCTCTGGAATGCATATTTTGCTTCTGGCGAATGTTTTTTACAACAGTGGTAGAAACACCCATGAGTTTCAATTAAGACGTTGTAATCAACTAAAAGAAAGTCGAACTCTCTTTTCTTAAAAACAAAATGTCTTTCAAAGTTTATATTTTCTTGCTCAAGTAGTTCAGCGAACGAATCTTCTAATTTTGAAGTACCATTCATCTTTTTAACCATTTTAGCGAATTTACCTTTCTTTTTGGCCATAATATTCTATTATTATAATAATTAGTTGTAAACTACCCTTTTACCGTCAAATTGATATTAAAAGGTAAAAAAAATAAAAAATACCGTTTACACTATTTAATATTAGACTATAATTAATTTAAAATTAAAATACTATGGAAAATCAACAGGTTTATTTTGAACCACCGCACGATGTTATTCCGCTTCCATCAGGTGGCAGATTTTACAAAAATAAAAAAGACACAATTAAAGTAGCTTATATGACGGCTGCTGACGAAAACATTCTAACTTCACCAAACTTACTACAAAGCGGTAAAGTCCTTGACGTTTTATTGGAAAAGAAAATTTTAGATAAAGACATCAAAGCTGGGCAATTATTACCAGGTGATAGAAATGCTATTATTTTCTTTTTAAGATCAACTGGTTATGGTGAGATTTATCCAGTGGAGTTAACAGACCCTAAAACAGGTGATAAATTTATTGAGGAAATTGACATTAGCCAATTACCAATAAAAGAAAATACTTTAACACCAGATGAAAATGCTGAATGTTCATTTGTTTTACCAAGATCTAAAAAAACTGTTAAATTTAAATATTTAACTGCTGAAGAGGATGAGAAGTTGATTAGAGAAGATCAAGCCAGAACAAAAAAATTGGGTTCTAGCGCTATTAGTCAAATTATGACATTGCGTTTACAAAACCAAATTGTGGAAGTTGACGGCATTCGAGATAAAAACGCAATCGTTCAATTCGTTGAGAGTATGTCACCAATGGACTCAGCTGAGTTCAGAAAACATCTTTTCGACAACGAACCTGGTTTAGATTTGACCATTAATGTCCAAGCTCCAAGTGGAGAGTTTTTTTTTGGTGAACTTCCCATTACATCCAAATTTCTTTGGCCTTACGTCTGAGTATAAACAACAAATGATGTACGAGTCGTACATTTTAGTTAAACATGCTAATTTTACTTATTCAGATGTAATATTAATGCCAATCTTTGAAAGAAGAAAATTCATTGATATTTTAATGGAAGAGAATGATAAGATTAAAGAAGCTAGAGAAAGAGAAATACAAAAATCTAAATCTAAGAGAGCATAAACTTAACCCACTGTCATGGTGGGTTTTTTATTTTATTCGATATTTATAATAAAAGAATTCGTTATGAAAAAATATATAATAACTGAAAATCAATTAAAGGTTATATTAGAAAGGGCTGATGATACCCCAGAAAATTATTCTGATGTACCACCAATGTCATTTGACAATTTTTTAAAAGCAATTGAAAAAGATAACAATAAAAATGGTACATCTAGTAACAGAAGTGATGATATTAAGAGTTTTGCACTTGGGGCTGTTGCTGGAAATAGAGCTGAATACAATATTGATAAATCTGACAGCGCTTTAAAAGCAATCGCTGGTAAGTTTTATAAATCAATAAATGCGGGTTACGGTATTAACCCAGATGATGGTGTTCTTGCTGAATCTGAAGATTTATGTATTATTATAATGTGTATGGCTTATTATTACTACAAAGAAGGTAGTATTAAGAGTTTTAATGTTAGGGATGTTGATCTTGATTTTAGAAAAAACTATAATGAATTAAAAAGAACTAATTTATCCGATATAAGAGGTTTATTAAGAACCAAATTTGATGCCGATATATTTGGGTGCCAGGATGATGATGATGAAAATCAAATTATAGTGGCTCCAAGAGGCGATAACCCTAGTTTCCAAGTTTACATTAATAAGAACAGTAGAAGAACAACAATGGTTAGGTTTAACTTTTTTGATAGCACGTCATTAAATTTTTTCTACAACGATTTTTTAAAGAATGATAAAAACATTAATTTAATTAGTAAGGCGATAAACAGAAGAGTTAGACCAAGATTAGATAACGGTTCACTAGTATTCCAATTTTAAATAAATGGCTCAAGGGGATATTTCATCAGCATTAAATGAACTCGTAAAAAAATTACAAGTAAATACTGCCGCTTCTTTAACAACAAGAAGTGAGATAGAAAGGTATGTCGGTGAAGTAATAGACTCTTATAGTGATGCTATTGAAAAGAATAAAGAGGCTTATAACTGGGACGTTAAACGTGAATCATTATTTGGTTACTTTAAAAAAATATCGAAACATAGAGAACAATTAATTGAAGATAAAATAGCTAGAAAAAAGGAGCTAGAGTTTTTAGAACAACAAATAAATCATTACGTAAAAAAAGAAAATGAGGCGATAAACTCTGGTAAAAGTAGGTTATCTAAAGAATTATTTCAAAGAAGAGTTGAATTAGAAATACAAAAAAATGTTAAAGAGGCCATGGATGATGTGGCAAATACCGCAAAAACAGCTAGTAAAAGCGGTAACCCATATCTCGCAGCATTTTTAGTTGTTGGCGGTATTCTTATTGATGTTGGCAAAGCAATCCTTAGGGTTGGTTTAAGTATACTCAAAATAGGTTTTAGTTTCATAAAAGATTTTTTCGGAGCTGACTTTGGCGTATCAGCTGTATTCGAACTATTTTTAAAAATGCAATCAATATCGGGTAATATATCCGCAAATATTGGTTTAGTTAGTAAAGAGTATATTAGGTTCTATGAAAACATGCCTAAAATATATAACGAGGTTTTAGATGTTGGTGGTAGTTTAGAAGATGTACAAACGGTTGTTGAGAAATTAAGTGATGTTACTGGTAGGTCGAATATTTTGGAAGGCCCTATGTTTAAGAGGGTTATTGAACTTGGTTTAGGGACTGGTCTTGGGGTTGAGAATGCAACCGAATTAATTGGTAATTTCCAGAATTTAGGTTATTCAATGGATAAAACCTTAGAATTTACTGATTTTGTTAGGGACAAATCAATGCGTGTCTCGATGAACCAAACAAAGGTTTTATCAAAAGTTAATCAATTGGTGGTTTCGCTAACTGGTTTTGGTGTTAATCGTGGTTTAAAGGCGATGACAAATTTAGTTATAGATGCACAAAGATTAAGACTCGATGTTAACGATAGTGTTGACAAATTTAAAGACGCTTTTACTGATCCAGAAAAAGCCGTTGAGGTTGCGGCAACAGCAAACCTACTTGGTGGTAAGTTCGCATTTTATTTTGGAAACACATTTACTTTAATGGCTAAAAGTATGTATGAGCCTCAAGAGTTAACTGCCGAATTATTAGAATCTTTAAAAGATAAAGCTTTTAAGGGTAAAGACGGCAAATACCAGATAGCCCCAGCTGATAGAGAAATTATTAGGGAGTTCGCTAAATCAATAGGCCAGGACAACCCAGATGAATTATTTAATGTTGCAATTGAACAATCTAAGTTTGCAGATAAAATTGAAGCGTTAGGTAAAAGGTTTGGGTCAATTACATCGATAAATGAAGAACAAAGGGTATTATTAACAAACTTAATGACCATGAATGAGGATGGTTCATATAGTATTAAATTATCTAGTGGTGCTAAAATGCTATTGTCAGAAATACCTAGTATTAATACAATATATAATGAATTAAGGCAAGAAAGAAAAAATAACGAATCGGCTCTATTAAGAAAAAATTTGGCGGAAAGAATTGGAATTGCTATAGAAAGATTTAATGTTGGTTTTTCACAGATATTCGTTGTAATGGATAGATATTTTAGAAATTCAAATGTAATAAATCACTTGGATGAGACTTTAAAGGGTATGTCTATAATGGAAGGTGATTTCTTTAACGATTTATTATCACCATCAGGTTCAATGGGTAATTTAATGAAAAATATTTTTAAGGCGGCAAATAGTTTTATTGATACAATATTAGGTATATGGCAAAATCCAGAATTAAACATATTCCAAGCCGTTTCAATGTCATTAGATTATATGATAACACGAATAACAACTAAATTTATGGACCCTTTAAAATTTTATTTGGGTAGATTAGTTGAATTAATTGGAGTCGGTATTGATAAAGGTACAGGCGGTTTATTTGGTAAGGGTGTCGCTAGAACAGGTCTTCAAATGCAAAAAAAAGCAATTAGAAAATCTGGCGAAGGTGGTATATTCTACGAGACACATAAAACAGGTTTAAATGAAAGAATTAAAGAGTTTAACCAAAGACACGCTGAATCTATGTCTGGTGTTAAAATAAACACAGATGTTAATAAGAAATTAAATAACAAATCAAATAATGTTGGTAATAAAATACCAACGGTAAAAAATGATGTAGTAAAACCAGTTGGTTTAGATGTTATTGCATTAAAAAATAGAAAAGAAACAAATACTAATGATTTATTGGTTAGGGCTAACGGAGCAACCTTAATGGGTTCAAAGGGGGACGCTTTATTATTCTTTAATGAAATGGTTCTTGGAAATGCTATTGCAAACGCAAAACCAGAAGAAATTAATTTAGTTTTAAATGGAAAAATATCACATATTAAGAAAAATAAACAGCTTAGTTTGACAAATAAAAAATTGGATAAGACAATTAAATTATCATCTTCTATGTTAATTAAACAGGCAACAACAAATTTAGAAAATTCTGTGATATAAAATGATCTAGTATCTATTTATAGTTATAGAATAATGATTAATATTATATTATGGCTCAAGGCGATTTTTTTAAAAATTTAGACGCAACCATGAAAACCCTAGAACAGGCTAGGCAAAATGGTATTATTAGTGCAAGGGAAGAAGCTGAACATGTTAAAGACATGCTTTCAATGTATGATGCCATTAACGCAAAAAAAGCCGCTGGTAGGGAGTGGGATTTAAAAAGCCAAAGTATTTGGGGGAATATGAAAAGATTCTCTAAAGAAATGGCCCAAGACGCTGAAAATCTAAAGAAATCTAGAAAGGCGATAAAACAAACAGAAGATCAAATAAATAACTTAGGTGTTGTTTATAACAAACTAATGGCCGAGGGTAAAAAGTCCACGGCTGATATGATTAAAAAGAAAAAGCAGCAATTAGAGATAGAGAAAGAGATACAAGAAGTAAATTATGATACCGCAAAATCATCCGTAGGGTTTCTTGGTAAGAGCTTTAATATGATGGGTAAGGTAGGTGGTTTCATCACCAGTAATTTTAGTTGGTTAGGTGATATCTTTAAAAGCATATTGGGTACAGTGTGGAATATAGCAAAGGGCTTATTTGATATTATATTCCCGATAGAAAAAGCTTGGAAATTATTTTTAGAATTACAAAGTGCTGTAGGAAACTTATCAGCCGATATTGGTATGACTTACCAAGAATACAGGTCGTTATTAAAAGAAGGATCTAGTATATATAACGAAATAATAGGTTATGGTGGTAAGATAGAAGATATAGCTAAAATTATAAGAGGTTTTAGTGAAGAAACGGGTAAGAATAGAATATTTAGTCCAGAAGAGCTAACAGCTATCGTTAAATTAGGTTATAGTACTGGTTTAGCGGTTGATGGCGTAACTAAAATGGTTGCCGAATTCGATAATTTAGGTTATTCATTAGCAACGACAATGAAAGTTGCGGACAAAGGTAGAAACATAGCTGCTAGATTCAATTTAAACCAAACTAAAGTATTAAAAACAACAACTGAGGTTGTCAAAAATTTAACTGGCGTTGGTTTTGGTAGGAGTGTGGAAGATTTAACCAAATTAGCGGCAAAAGCTGAAACACTTAGATTTAATCTAGCTGAATCGATTAATTCATTTAAGGATTCGTTCTTTAGCCCAGAAAAAGCCGTTGAAGCTGCCGCCAAAATTCAAGTACTTGGTGGAGAATTTGCTCAACAATTCGGTGACGCATTTTCATTAATGAACGGTTCAATGAACGATGCTGATGGTATGTCTGAAAGATTAATAAAATCAGCTGCGAATCTAGCGGAAAAAAATTCTAAGGGTGAGTTTGTCATCCCACCAGCACAAAGACAAATATTAAGAGAGGTTGCCGATGCACTTGGCCAGAATCCAGATGAAATGATAAAAGCTTCTGTTGAACAAGCCAAAGTTATGGATAAAATGAACAGTCTAGCTAGAACTGGTGCTAACTTGATGGGTTTTAATGATGAAGACAAAATGGCTTTATCTAACTTAATAACCATGAATAAAAATGGTCAATACGAGATTAAGATGGCCAATGGTGTCAACCAATTATTAAGTACGATAACCAGTGAAGACCAATTAAAAGGTATATTGGCACAAAGAAAAGCTAATGAAAATGCGGCTCAACAAAGGTTAAATCTTTCGGAAAGATTCCAAATCGTTTTGGATCGATTTGCTATTGGTTTAATGCCAATATTTACAAAATTAAACGAATATCTAGAAGATGAAGGCACATTACAAAGAATAGAAAAATTAGGTAAGACAATTGCCGATGTAATGATGCCAGCTGTCGAAGCTTTATTCACACCAGGAGGTGTTCTTGATAAAGCGATAAGATTCTTTTTAACGGAATTTAATACATTCTTAACAGATGTACAAAAAATAATGAGTGGCGAGGGAACCTTTTTCCAAAAAATGCAAAAAGTTTTTGGAAAAGTTGTTGGTTTTGCAACTGAAACAATTTTACCGTATGTTAAAATAACTTTTGGTGAAATATTTAAAGCACTTAAAGAATTACCATTTGTTGGCGATGCGTTTTTTAAAGCTGGTTTATCATTACAGGAAAGTGATAAGAGAACTTCAGATATCGCAAAAAGTATTGGTATTAACAATGAGAAACCAATTGCCAATGAAATTAAAAAAGTTAGAAAAGAAGATGATCAATCTAGTTTTGGTGGAGACCTTCTAGGTGGTTTAGGTAACTATGTTATGGGTACTGTTGATTTCTTAGGTGGTTTAGCAACATCAACTCTAGGTATGGAAAGTGCGGCACAAGATTTATATGCACACTCTTTTGCTAGATATAGAAGAGGTACAGCTGACTTTTCTGATGCCTTTACTGGTGGTAATGAAGCTAAACAAGCACTAACTACAGAAGCATTAAAAGGTGGAGGTTTTTCAGATCAAACATATTTGGATTTAATGGGTCTTGACTTTGTTAAAGAAGGAGAATGGGAACGTAAGAATGGTCAAGATGTTAAAAAGGTGCAAGACGCCATGGTATACGCTAATGGCCAATACATCAAAGGTGGTAAGGGTGATGCCGTTGCCTTCTTAGATGAATTAGCTTTTGGTCAAGCATATAAAAATGCTATGGGTGGTAATGGATCAAATACAACATTAACAGTAAACGTTTCTGGGGCAATTGAACATGACTCAGAAGACGGTAAACGAATAATAACAGCAAAAGAACTTTATGAATCAGACCCACAAATGTTTGGTAAATTCATAGAAACCACAATGGCTAAACATGAATATGGTAGCGCAAACTATGTGGTTAATTTTGGTGTAACACCAATACAAAGTGTTGGATAAAAAAAAATTAAAACAATATTTATAAGATATGGGTCTTAAAAGTATATCTGGCGAATTTAGAACTACGATTTTAAATTTAAATTTACAGTCTCCACCAGACGTGGTTACTGGTTTGGTTAATTTGACAAACTCTGTCACCGTAAGTGCTTATTTGGATTCAATAGGGCAAGATGCGTTAATAAACTATTATAATGTCAAAAATCCTGGGGATATCAATACAGATGGTATACCAGCGAGAACGTTAAATTTAAACAAGACATTAAACACACCAAATGACATTGTTACTGGTGTTAACGATTTATCAGCTTCAGCTGCCTACGCTAGTTCTTTCTTGGATGGTAGAGGTGAAGTGACAAATATTAACGACTTTTCAAACGTAAACCCTGGTGATGTTTTAACAGAAGCCATCGACCCAAGAACATTAGATTTAAATAAAAACTTAAACACCCCAGCGGATATAACAGCTGGTGTTCAAGATTTGACACCAAACGGAGCTTTTTCTGTTCAATATTTATCTGGTAGGGGGTCATTCACAATTATAAATGACTTCAATGTTAAAAATCCAGGTGACGTCCTAACAGATGCAATTGACCCTAGAAATTTAGACTTAGCTAAAAACTTAAATACCCCAGCTGATATAACCTCAGGTGTTCAAGATTTGACGCCTAATCAAACTTTTGCAGCTCAGTATCTATCTGGACGTGGATCGTTTTCAGTTATAAACGATTTTAACGTAATAAACCCTGGTGACGTATTAACAGATGCCGTTGCACCAAGAAATTTAGATTTTAGTAGGAACTTAAATACCCCAGCGGATATAGAAGATGGGTTAAATGATTTAAGTCCAAATGCAGCAATTGCCGCACAATACTTAGCTGGCAGAGGTTCATTTTCGGTAATAAATGATTATGTGGTTGCCAACCCAGGTACAGTATTAAGTGATGCAATACAACCAAGAATATTTAACTTTTCACAAACACTGGTAACACCGACAGATATTACTTCTGGCGTACAAAATTTAACACCAAACTCAATAATAGCTTCACAATATTTATCGGGTAAAGGTTCTTTTACACAAATAGGCACGTCACCAAACTTAAACCCTGGCGATGTATTATCTGATGCGTTAACACCAAGACAATTAAACTTTAACAGAACATTAAATACTCCAGCAGACATAGACGCTGGTTTAAACAACCTAAGTGGCGGATATGCCGCACAATATTTATCTGGACGTGGATCATTTTCGGTTATAAATGACTATACAAATGTAAATCCAGGTAATGTTCAATCTGATGCCGTTGCACCAAGACAATTAAACTTTAACAGAACATTAAATACCCCAGTTGATATCACAGCTGGTTTAAATAATCTTAGTGGTTCATTTGCAGCGCAATATTTATCTGGTAGAGGCACGGATACGACAATTAATGATTTCCCTAACTTAAACCCAGGTACCGTTTTATTACAGGCTTTAACACCAAGACAGTTAAACCTTAATATGAACTTAAATACCCCAGTTGATATTACGGCTGGTTTAACAAATTTAAGTGGATCTATCGCTGCACAATACTTAGCTGGTAGAGGTACCGATACAGTTATTAACAATTTTAACGTACTAAACCCTGGTGACGTACTATCTGATGCGTTAACGCCAAGAGCGTTGAACTTATCAATGACATTAAATACACCAGGAGACATTACAACTGGTTTGGGTGATTTAACAGCAAACGCTGCTTTAACAGCTCAATATCTTTCTGGTAGAGGTACAATGACAACAATAAACACCATGCAAAATTCAAATCCTGGTGATGTTGTTACTATTGCAAACCCATTACGAATTAGTTTATTTAATAAAAATTTAATTAAAGATCCTAATGATGTAACCGACCAATTTACATTGGCAAATCCAGGGATCATACCGATTGGTGGTGATACAGTTATAAATGATTTCACAGTATTAAACCAAGCACAATTAAGTCCATTTGAATTAGCTTGGATTAATTCAAACGCACTAAATAGATATCAAGCTGAGGCAACAGAGTTAATTGATAACACTAGAGAGTTATCATTAAATAATTCACCGAACACGCCTCAGAATCCATACTTAACTGCCGATAAGTTAAATAACTCAGACCCAACTAATCTGCAATTTTCTGACTTTATTAATTTACCAACAGCCTCAACACCATTAAGTGCTTTATTAGGTACTGATTTGGATTTGGCTAATTTATTAACCGAGCCAGGCGTTAAAAATGACACTGTATTAGCACAAATTGGTGCGTTACAATTAAAGTTTCATTTAGAAGCTAATGTTGCTGCTAAAGTTGCAGCTGAAGCTTTGGGTTATACAGCTCTAGACGATATTGTTACAAACCCGTTAAAAATTATTGAAGCTATAAAAAACCCAGGTAAAGCTATTTTTGATATAAATGGTAATAACGATATAACAACGTTACCAGGTGGTTTAGGTAAGGTGGCTAGTTTCTTATCCGATGTAGCGGGTGTAAACGGTTTAACAACATATGCACAATCATATTTAGGAGATGATGGTGTGGTTTTAAGACCGACTTGTTTTGAGGATTATGAGTCAGATAGGAAATTAGACGAGAGAGATTTAGAAAGAATCGATAGAACTGGTAGGGGGCAAAGATTCTCTTTGTTTACTAATTTAGGTATTAATAAATATACACCAGAATTCGTTAATAAATTAGATGGTACTAATTTAAAAATGATTGGTAGTTTAGCCAAATCACAAGGATCAACCGATGTGTTTAAAACATATATAAGTGGCGGCCTTAACCCATTATTTTATTTACTACAAGATAGAAACGGTTTACAGGTTAAAGGTAATAGTGAGTTAACGAAAGCAATAACATTTGACCCCACCAACCCAGGTGCTCCTTTTTCTGAACCTGGTGTTGAAACCGTATCTAAATACGGGTCAGTTAAAACTTCTTTTGTTTGGAGAGGCCCAACCAAAGAAACGTTTTTAGATCCAATAAATAAAGAAACGACTACCGATATTTGGGATGGTAGGTTAACAGATAAAACTAGATCAAACGATACTAGTGCGTTTAAATTTAGAGATTGCTCAATTTTAGCAACGACACAAAAATTACTAGAAAGTGGTTTAGAAAATGTTGCAATTAGATCAATTGACCAAACAAAAACTAAATTTAGCGATGGATATAGTTTTGCGCCAAAAAGTAGTGGTGTAATAACCCCATTTAGGAAAGAAATTTTTGGTGATGACGGTAAAATAATCGGGTTTAAATATTTAGTCCCAGGGCTAGATAAATCAGGTAACCGTGACGATACTAGAATGTATAATGAGGTCGAGCTTTGTAGAGCTTGGACCAAGTCAAAACCATTTACAAAGATCACAGATCTTATTAGATGGAAAGAATTAAATAGAAAAGAAAGAAACTCCGTATTAGATAGATACGGTAATTTAAATATACACCCATCAGCACTTAACGTTAACGAAGGTTACGGTAGATTAGGTGATGGTGTTGGTGACGCTGTTGTTGAAGCCTTTGGTGAAAGAAGAGCTAGAAAATACATGTTCTCAATCGAAAATTTAGCTTGGAGAGAATCAACATTATTTACAGACTTACCAGCATGTGAAAAAGGTGCTAACGGTGGAAGAATTATGTGGTTCCCACCATATAACATTAGATTTACTGACGACACAACAACAAACTGGACAACCCACCAATTCTTAGGTAGACCAGAACCGATTTATACGTATAACAACACTGAAAGATCTGGTACTTTATCATGGGATATAGTAGTTGACCACCCAACAGTACTTAATTTATTAGTACAAAAAGAATTTGCCGCATTAACAGATGGTGAGGTTGATGAATTATTAGCTGCTTTCTGGGCTGGTTGTTTGGAATATGACACCTTTGAATTAGCGAGAATATGGGGTGTATTTAGTGATTCAGATATAGAGTATTTTAAAAAGGTTATTAGTGATTTAGATGTTAGATTACCTAATGATACATTAAGAAAAAAGATATTTGATGGTGATGCTGCTAAGGATTCAACAGTAAAAATCGACTCAACAACTGAGACACAACCATTTATACCTAATTTTAGATTATTTTTCGAAAATGACATACCATTACCATCAACATCGTATACCAAAACGGGTACAAGTTTTGTTGTTGAACCATATGACGTTTATTTTGAAACATATAGAAAACTATCCGAAGGTATTGAATTAAGTCAAAACTCAGAATACAAAGAAGAGGCGATTAGACTTAATTATACTAGTAACTCAAAAAGCTGGATTAGATACGACAGAACCATAGGTAAAAAAATGTCAGAACCTTCTGATTATTTCTTTAATAAAAAGACTGGGCAAACAAAAATATATGGTTACGAAAAACAATATTTAGATACATTAAAATCTGACTACTCAGCTGAGAATTATGGTAAAGTTAAAAAGTATGATTTAACCATAAACATGGTGGCACACGCATCACCATCGGCACCTGGGTATAGTTTAGATGCGATTAACAAATATAATGATAAGTTAGCAGCGAGACGATTTGTTTCTGTTGTTAAATGGTTAGTTAGAGATGTATTTACCAGTGAATCTTTAGGTGTTGTATGTTATAATGAAGCTGGTGTTGAGATAAATAAAACAAACATAAACGATTTGTTTGTTAAAAATTTAGAGGACACAAAAGATATCGTTTTATTTAGAGGTATTAAAGGTGAATCACTAAAACAAAAAATCACATTAAACGTAGAAGCGGCAAATGGTTTAACAACTTATGATGTTTTTTCAAAAACACCAGGGACTGAGTATAAAGATTTATTTGGTGGGCCTAAAACAACTAAAGTTGATGGGGTTGAATATGATTATTATGAAATACCGTATAATAATGATGGTACAACTGAAATGTATTATATGGTTAAGACGCATAATGAGCGTGACAAAGTTTTAGGTAAATTTAAACCTAATGGTACTTTAATCGATAACGATTATATAGGTACTTGTGTGTCAATAAGAACTTCAAATGGCTCAGCCACTCAAATAAATAGAAAAAAAGCAGATGTTGTTTGTGGTAACTTATCCTCAATCGCATCATACGCTAGACGAGTTGAGATCAACACTGGTGTAATCCCTAAAGAAATACCGATTATTAAGACATTTCCACCAGAAGAAAAACCACCATTATATGATGATAATCCATTATCATCTACAAATGTAACAAAAAGAGAAATTGCACAAAGAATATTAAATAAACTATTAACCGAATGTGATTATTTTGAGTTTTTATCTGAGGAAGCACCAATAGTGTACAATAGTTTAAAACAAAAATTAAAATACTTTACACCTGCGTTCCACTCGATGACACCAGAAGGTTTAAACGCTAGATTAACCTTCCTACAACAGTGCATGAGACCAGGTGATACTATTCTTAAAAACAATGGTGAGGCTAATTGTGACGCTAAAAACACGGCATTTGGTAGACCACCAGTCTGTGTTCTAAGAATCGGTGATTTTTACCACACCAAGATAATTATAAACAATTTAAACATATCTTACGATCCATTAGTATGGGACTTAAACCCAGAAGGTATTGGTGTACAACCAATGTTAGCTAAAGTACAGTTAAGTTTTAAATATATTGGCGGTCAAGGTTTAAGAAGATATGTTGATGAATTGCAAAATGCATTATCGTTTAACTATTATGCGAATGCTGATGTTTATGATGAAAGAACTTTTGCGAACACAGATAGAAGAGAAAGAGATTTGATAAATCTTGAACAAGATTTCTTTGCACAAAATTCATTGGATTTAATTCCGATTGTTAATAGGGCGGAATTAATCACGCCATTAGAACCAACGTTAGATTTACCAGCTGGAACAGTTGGTGTTATGAGTAAAAGATTGGTCCCTAAGTTGGCTGGTGGTACATACTACAATTCATTAGTTGCGGCAACAGTTTATGAAAATAGATTTTACCCAGCTGAAGCCTGTGTTATATATCAAGGCCAATATTATGTTAGAAAAGATACCAACTCTGGTCAAATATTCTTACCAACTGATACTAATAATTGGACAGCTGTTGACCATTCAAATTTTGGTGAATTTGCATTTAGACAAGAATATGGTAGAACCTATATCCAAAGATATGAGATAAACTATAAAAATATTTTTGGTGAGATGTATAAAACTTTTGGTGAGTATGTACATGCTTTAGTTTACGGTGAAGAAAAGGTACAATCAACGGTATACGATGATTACCAAGTACTTAAATCGATATTAAAAAGTAAAAACTACAACAAACCAATCTCAACAACTGGCGATACTATCCAATCAATGATAGACGCAATAACAGGTAATACAATACCAGTTGGCGCTGTTAGCGGTATGACATATTTTGAGATTTTTAATAAAGTCGCTGTTGATAAGAAATATATTGAAGTTAATGATGTGTTTAAAAAACACCCATTATTCTTGGATAGAAATAACAACAAACCAGAACAATTTGAGGCGTTGAAGTTGAATTTACATCCACAGGAGTATATGTTTAAGGTTGGTAATGGTTTGGGTATTCCATATGCTTTTAACGCTTTAACTGGTGCCACTAATAACGGTAGAAGTGATAAGTTTTTCCCTGGTTCATTCACCGATGGGTTCACTAGTTATTTTGAAGGTGTTTCAGAGACTGGAGGTATCTTCTTTAAAGATTCAGCAACATCATTAAGAACATATAATGAAATAATGGAGAACTTCTCAAAAGAGTTCAAAACTAAACTACGATTAAATTTATTACCTATTTGGGATAATAAATACGATAAAGATTTAAAGGTATTTAAAAATTATTATTCTAAGTTGGATAATGGACATAGAATAATTATTAGATCATATCTAACATCCTTATTTGATTCATATTATAATGAACTTAAGAGTGCAGATGAGGAAATGAGTAATGTTATAAATGATAAAATAGCTAAACTTAGTGTGATATTGGCTGGTTTATCTTTACCATTATATGGTTATGACGCTAGAAAAGTTGATGAGAGCAGAGTTCAATTATATGAGGTAATACCTAATGCTAAGAAATTAGGTGTTAAAGGTACCGATCTATTTGGTTACGAACCATATACGCATTATAAGAAATTAGGTTATGCGGGTGGAGACGTATTGGCGTTTTCTGATATTAAAACAATATATGATGATGTTGAAAACGGTTGGGATGGTCAAACATCACCATCTTTCTCAGACTATGTTGGTATGGGTAATGGTTTATATTTCTTTAAACAACTCACAAATATGAGTTATACTGGAACAACAACGGGTGAAACAACATCAGTTATGAAAGAGTATGAAAGAAATATGACCGCAATCGCAACTAAAGCGTTTAATTTCCCAGCACTTGAAAATATGCCTAATTTATATAATTTTGAAAACTTATTACCTAAGGCCAAAGCTTTTTCAAATTTAAGTGCTGTAATTAATTTTGGTACTGGTGATTATTATTTCAATACGGCTTATTCGTTTAATCCGTTAGAATTTGGTAATACCGCAACCGAAAGAACGCTTGAAACTACAGCGGATAATTTAGTTACTAGGACAGCTAGTGGTGACATAGTGTCAACATTAAATAATAGTTATATTGACAATGACTATGGTATGAAATATACCTGGGAGAAAATTAATTATGAGATATTAGATTTTAGTAATAAGACGTTAGATTTAATGTTATCAGATTCATTAGAAATAAAAACTAATGACGTTGATTTATTATATACACCTAATCTTGAGTTTGACGTACAATTAGATTCTTTAACTGGTGTAACTATAGGGGTAACAACTGGAACAACTACTGGTACGACTACTGGTGCAACTACTGGTGCAACTACTGGTACTAGCGAATCATTCGTTGTTACAAAACAGAGCTTATTTTATTATGGTGATAATAAAAAACCAAACGATAATATAAACCCAATAAACTATTATTTATTTAATGACCAAAACCCTAATATTACTGGTACAGATTTACAACAAACATTAACTAAGTTAAATGAGGTATTACCTTATGAATTTACAATTAATAATGATTATGTAAATGCGTTACCTAATGGAATTAAAAACCAATTAAAACCAGTTAGTGGGACAACATTTAACGAAAAAATTAAATTAACGGCTATACAAGAAATGGTCTTTATGGATTTCTTTGTTAGGTTAGACCAAGATAAAGAAACACACATAAATTTACTTAAACAGTATTGTTATGAAGCGTTCTCAGTACCTGCAAATATAAAGGATAAACCTAAACAAGTGGAGGATTACCTAAATAAAAGAAAGAAAGACGTTGACTTGGTTTTAGGGCAGATATTTATGTTATTTAGTGCATTTATAAGTGAATTAAATTCACCGATAACTTCTTTAAATAAAGATATATCTGAAACAAAAACAAATACAGTTAAAAATATTAATAAAAATCTATTCAGTTCAACTAGCGAGTTCTTACCATCATCGGATGAAATCATGAATAAAATGATTAAAGGTAGTGATGAACAGTACACGTTAATAATGAGGGAGACTAGTAAACTAGATTCAACTATAGTTAGAAACTTAAAACTATTTACAAAATACAAAAAAGACCCTATTATTAATCTAAAATCTGTGGAAGAACCAAAAGTTGTTGTTAAAAACGAAACAACCCAGTTAGCTGAAGAATACCCAGAACTATACCAATAAAAATATGGCTTTAAATTATTTTAATAGATATAAAACATTAGACACAGAAACAAGACACGTTTCGCCACCCTTTATTAAATTAAATAATAAAGCGAGTGATATTTTTGTTGTTTACGAAGTTGGTAAAAGTAGGTTGGATAAATTAAGCCAACAACACTACTCAGTACCATACTATGGTTGGTTAATAATGATGGCTAACCCAGAATTAGGGGCTGTCGAGTGGGAAATACCTGACGGTACGCCATTAAGAATCCCATACCCTTTACAGGAAACTTTAAAAGAGTATGAGTCTAAGTTAAAAAACAGATTAAACTATTATGGCGGTTAATTATGATGAGAAAATTCTATCTAGAATAGGTTCAAGAACCGATAATAAACTTAATGAGGAAATAAAAAACGGAATATTTGTTGTTGATCCAAATAAGATTGTTACCGAAGACTATAGCGGCCAATATATTAAAGATAGGTATGTAAAACAAGAGGATATGGTTATGTATGCAAACATAACCGCAAGAATGGCACCCGACAACCATATATTAGAAAATGGTAACGGTGATTCCGATATTGTTGTTTCTCTAGGTCAGATAGGTGTAAACTTTTTAAACCCATATTCACAAGCCCCTAGAGATGAAAAAAGTGGAAAGATCATATTTGGCGATAAAAAGTTTAAAGATAAGTTCACAACTGAGTGGTCCGATTATTTCACATCTAATGCTGAACAAGGTACTTTTTTTGACCCTGAAACTTTTGGTATATCCAACATAGATGTAACACACAACGCATCGCTAACACCAATTATTAAGGCTGAATTTATCGATGTACAAGGTAGAACACTACTTGAGCGTGGTAATGATCCAGAAAACCCATACAATATATTTTACAGGTTCCCATACCCATTATTCACCCTAACAATAAAGGGTTATTTTGGTAAAGCAATAGAATACCCGTTGGTGATGACAAAAACATCAACAACTTTTGACGCTAATACGGGTAACTATGTTATTAGAGCTGAATTTCTATCAAAAACATTTTCACTTTATAATAACTTTTTAATGTTTTATTCATATGTAGCCCCATACATGTACAAAGATCCAGATAAAGAAAACACTTTTTTGGGTAGGAAATTATTAAGGGCTTTATATGATAAGCAAAATAAGGAGTATGAAAAAATTTATGGGGCCGACAGTCCTGAGTACAAAAAAAGACAAATAGACGGTGCGCCAACACTAATTGATTTAGCGAGGGGTCAGGAAGAGTTAAATATTAGTGAATTACAATTTGGCGAATCTTTAAACCAGCTAAATGAAAAAAGACAAAAAGCCATTTCAATAATATCTGATTTAGAATCCTCACTTAAGCAAAATCAAATAACAGAACTTAAAAATTGGAAAAAATTTTTAAGGTATGATGATAGTGATAGAAATCTTAAAAAATATTTTTTAAGTGAAGATTATACTAGTAGGTTAATTAAAAATGATTGGTTAGATTTAAAAGAAAGAACTTTTCAAAGTTCTGGGGCACCATTTACACCATATAACATATATGGTGGTGAATATAAGAAAAATTTCGACAAGATATCTGAATTAAGTGAAGATGGTGGTCAAGATATTATAACGGTTATACTTAATAAAATTAAGTTGGCTGTTTTAGATAGGCGTTTACCTGAGGGTTACTTAACAGCCTTAAGTCTTAGAAATATTACAAAACCATCTGAATTTTTAGTTGAGGAAATAATTTTATTTAATTACACATCATCTAGAAACCCAGATGACGTAAATCTCATATATTATACTGATAAATATTTACAAGAACTAAACAAGATAGTAACTTCCGAACTATCAACCCTGTACTCTAACAACGAAAGCGATCTAATTGACGGTCTATCTTTTAATTTAAAAGAAAAGTTAGGTTTTGTACCAAACATGACAAATGTTGTAAGAATATTGATGAATAATATGCAAGTATTCTTATCATTACTAAACCTAGTGGCGTTAAATTCTTATAGACAAATAGAACGTGATGAAAAAAGAAGGGTAAACCAACAAACTTTTGGTGAATATGGTGTTACCGATTATAGTGACGATAAGATTTTTTACCCATTTCCAAATTACTACGAAAAGGTTGTTGACCCTTTAACAGGTAATAGTACTTGGAAAAAGACATATCCTGGTGATGATAAAAATATTGGTTGGTTTGAGGTTCAGTTTGTTGAGGAAATGTTTCGTGCAATGGAACATATGAAATCGCAACAAGGCGAAGGGAAGAAGCATATGGATAAAACCCCTGTTGACGGGGCCGAATTTATTGAAAAGGTTTTAACACAATCATCAACAACGGAATTAAATAAGATGGCATTATCGTCATCCCTTTTGGTGATGAACAATTTGGATTACTATAATGATGCACAAACACAATCAGAAACAATCTCTGAGTTCATTGAAAAGATATTATTATATGCATCTAATAGTTTTGTACATAAATCAGGTGATGTTAGTAAGATAAACGCAATAGTTAAAAAATTAGTGGACAACGAGTTTTCTTTATTAAATAAAAAACAATATAATAAAGATGCTGGTGATGTTAAAAAATTCTATGACGGTATAAAATTTAGGGTTGAGGAACTTGGTATTAAAAAGGGCTATGATGTATTTTTGGAGACCTTTGTTGGTGGAACCGAAACATCAGATGCGATTATTTCCACAAACCAATCCGCCATCACAAAAATTAAAGACATTATAAACACACAAAATTATGACCCAGCAACTTTAGCTGGTTACTATAGTGACTTACTAAATAATATCGGTGCAAATGGTATTAGTGTTGATAGGTACTCTAGATTATATAGATATGATGCGTTAGAATATTCAGGGAGGAAATCGAACACAACAACCACGCCAGTCAGAGCTTTATTTTTTAACGGTTTACAAAAACATGAACAATATACACCAAATGACCAACTAAAAGATATATCAGTGACAATTGAAGGTTATTTAAAATCAAACCCAGAACCAAGTACAGGTCCTGGTTACATGATTTATGAGGGTATTGGTGATTACATTAAAAAAGATTTTCCTAAATTTAATATAAATGAGGTGGTAACATCGAATCAAAAAACGATTAATGGGTTAACACCCACGTTAAAAACTGATAAAATTTTTAACAGTAAAACGTTTTTTGATTCTGAAAAACGTCAAGAGGAAGTTTTAGTTTTAGACAACACAAAAAAAATTAACGATAACACTACATATAGTAAAGTGAGAATATAAATGGCAAATGCTTTAAAAAATTTTTTACAAGAAAGTTACTTAGCAAATAACGAAAGTATCGAGGATATAATTAATTATATTAATAATAATCCAGGTGAAAAACTAAATTTTTTTACCGAAAAATACCTTGACTCGTTTAACGAAGAAAAACTTTTTGGTAAAAGGATATTATCTTTTAAACAACAAACAGAACTAAACCACGCCATATTTGCTCAGGCGATGGTTGATGACGTCAAAGGTAATTTTCACGGTAAAACAGCTCAGCTATTATTAAGATCTTTAAGTACACCAATAAATAATGGTACAATAAACCCATATCAGCTAAGTAAAATATTTAAATCTCAACAAGGTCTTGTTGAGGTACCGATACATTTAGTACTTTATATTGGGGGGTTATATGATTTCTATTACCACTCTGAAAATTATAAACCAGATGAAAAAATAAATCTATCAAAGATAAACGGGATTACTGGGGCAAACGGTAAAGATATCTTAGAAAATGACATATTAGGTGGAGCCAATCCAGCTAGATTTATTTTTGATTCAAATGGATTAAAGGCGATTACCGCTCCATTTGTACAACCTATTACCCCTAAATTCGTTGACAACCATATGTTATCATATAGTGAATCATATGAGTCAACCAACGTAGCTAAAAACTATAGGGAGTATTATTTTGATTACACACTTGATAAGAATATACCATTAAGTAATAACATATCATCACAAATACCAGTATATGGTTACGGTAATTTTAATAATTACCTAAATACCATGTATTATTTCTTTTTTGGTAAAGGTATTGACGGTAAAACAAATAACGATGGACCTAGTGTTAATGATAATGGTATACCCTACCATATAATTGGTAATTTTAATGGTAAATTAAAAACAATTAAAACATACGATGACGCTAATATTAATTGTTTAGCGTCATATAATTCTTATGGACAAAAACTTAAATTCGATTTAACCAATATCGTATCCGAATTTAATTCGATACTAAATGGGTTAGAACTAAACGATGAATTTTTATACGGTAAAAGTTTAAATCAGAAAAAAATAGATTTCTTTTTATTATTGGCTAAATTAAAAACCAACTTACTAGGCGGATATTCATTAACATCTGATATAGGTAATATAATTAGGAGTCTTTGTGTTACCACAAATTTATCTGCTAAACAAAACGGTAAAACCATACCAGATTTTATTGCGATATTACTTTATTCTTTATTTCATCCAGAAGGTAAGGATCCGATAAATGAAACATTAGTTAGACCGAATAAAAAAACTAAAATATTAGAAAAATATCATGTTGATCTTGATGGTTACAACGGTTACATCGATTCGGATGGTAATTACCTAAGACCAGAATTTTTAATTAAAAATATCGAAACACTAGAGGGTAATTCGTTATACGATTACATCACATGGTATTTAAATAACGAGTGGTCAAAGGAACAGAATCAAAATGAGGCGGATAAATTAAGAAAGTTAGATGAAAAAGGTACTTTTGTTGTCTACCCATCAGCTGGCGGTGATATCGATATAGCAGCGTTTTTTGGTATCCCATTTAAAAACATTAGTAAAACTAATGTTGTATCCAAAATAATAACTGGTGGTGATAAAATTACCAGTGACTTCGTTAAAAATGTAAAAGTTGGGGATTTAGAAGATCTTAAAAAATACGAAAACACAAAAATTGGTTCTAACCCAGAAAACCTAAATAATGATTTAGTTTTTGATTATATAAATAACAGTGAATTAACTAATCTCTTAGAGACAAACAACACATTATTGGTGAGTAAACCAAATGATCAGATTACGAATTTTATCGATAGTGATTTTGAGTTTACGGAACAAAAATACAAAGAAGGGTTAAATTATTTTGATAAATATGATGATATTAAAATAGTAAGTAAAGATTATGATGACCTAGGGTTTTCAGGGTTTTATAATTTACAAAAAAATTTAACTAGAATGGTTTGGTTTGAAAACCCAGCCAATAATGAAACCGAAATTCTAGGATATGATTATAACAATAAATCATATACTTTAACCATAAATATAACAGAACTAAACCACTACGGTTTAAAAGGTTTGTTAGGTTTAAACAAAATATATAATAGGGATCATGCTCGTGAAGTAACTTATAACGATTTTAAACCAGGTATAAATTTATACACATTATATGATGAAACTATTGATCGTAGATATATTTATGACGCACAGTCTGACCAAAGAGGCGATTTCGATACTTTAACAGCAAAATCATTAATAGATATATTTGATGTTGATAAGTTAGAAGATTTTAGGGAATTATTTAATCATTTTGCCAATCCTAAGTCAATTGATTATATGTCTGACGCTTTTGGTACTTTTAATTTTAAATCATTATTAAAACACACAAATATATTTGGTTATAAACATTTACCAAATGACGTTTCTTTTGGCGGTAGAACATACACAAAAGATGAATTATATCTATTACTTACTGGCTATTCTGGTATGTTTATGGATTTTACATCAAAAACAGGTATATCTAAGCTAATAAACGCAACATTAACATTAGGCCAAAGAACTAAATCTGAGTTTGTTATACATGAGTTTATGGCATCTAAAATAACAGTAAATAATTACTCAATTGCAGGTCCTTTAAAAGTTAATAACACAGCTTTTAACCCCAAAGGTTTAAAATATAGTACCGCTTTATTTGAACCGATATTTGCGTTTGGTAATCAAACTAGAGACTATAACACACTTTCGCAAGCTCTGGGTGATAAACTATTGTTTAGAACATTATTATTCGGTAGCCAACCAATAAGGCCATACACTAATGGTGGTAATCAGGATGAGTTAATAAAAAAATATATACAATTTAAAGGCCTAACAAAAGGTTTAAGTTTATCATTGAGTGAGGAATTTGTTATTTCTGAATTAACAAAGACATTTTTTAGAAACCTTAATATTGAACTAAATGAAGGTAACCTACAATTATTGGTTACGTATGTTAGGAACTATATAAAATATACCTTAAATAAAAACTCTGTATTTAATAAAGCCAAATACGATAACATTATATTGTATGGGGATTATTATATTACTTATGAGAATGAAGAAGACCAAACTTTTAGACCTGGTCAAAGGACACAAAAAGCCGCAAACAATAATTCAGAGGGTGATAAGGATTTAATAATTGGTTATAATGGTAAACCAATTATTGTTGGCGAGATTGTTAACGGTGAATACAAGCCAAATCAAAGTTACGTAAATTCATTAAATATTCTTATCGATAAATTTGAGGACCTAAATGCTATTAATAATTTTAATAGTTTCATTAAAACAACAAATGAAAATTTAACAACAAAGTTACTTGAAACAGTTAATAGTTCATTTAGAAACTTAAGTGAAAAATTATCTAGCCCAGAAGCCTCTTTAAATTTTGACCCAAACGCCCAAGATACGAGTAAGAGGGTTGAGAATACTAATCAAAATATTAATGAGGCTGCTTATAGAGACATTAAAGCGGGTGTTTATTATAGGGTTAAAACTTTATATGATAAAAACGTTGCATTTAATAACGTTGACATAAAAGAGGAAACATTAATAAAACAATTTAGCCCCCAACTAGCCAAAGTTAACGTTAACGACATATTAAATAGCCCATTATTCTTTAATTTTAATACACAACAAAATGATATATGTGACGATGATGGTATTTTGGTGGCTAACGCTAAATTAAAAGATTTATTTAGTTATGTTAGTGTTTTAGATAGAGGTAATAATGACTACGGTACTAAAGTTTTAGTTGACATCGTGTCACTAAAAAATAGTATAAATGACGAATTAATTAACATTGAAAACATAGATAATGTTACTGGTAGATCAATGTGGTCAGTTTTATCAAAATTAGCTTCTGACCATGAATTTTTATTACTACCACTATCTTCATACATAAATTTAAATGGTGCTGTCGCTGAAAAAGAAGGTAGAGAGGGTGCTTATGAGTTAGCACATGATATGTTTGGGGTTTTCAAAGACTTAGACATGTGGGAATCAAACCCAGCATTCATATTTCAGCTAGGTTCATTGACGTCAAATATTAAAGATTCTGGCCGAGAAAAAAATTCAGCTAACTTGGGTTACGATTTAAGTAACACATTCTGTTTGGATTTGGATAGTAACACGCTAAATCAATCTGATAAGATGGCAGAAATTAATGACGAAAATGTCCCAGACGACATTAAGAATTCAAATATATCCGCTTTTATTGTTGATTTTGGTAATCAAAATCAAAACATGTTCCAGAACATACAAATATCGACTGAAGAATTTACAAACACCGAAGAAAGTATTAAGGCGGCAGTTGCTTTAGCGTCTGATTCAATACCGACACTGTCTAGTGGTAAGTTATTTAGTGCGATGGAAACTAGATCGTATTCTTGTACGGTAACTAGTTTAGGTAACGCAACGATACAACCTTTATCTTATTTCTATCTTAGAAACGTGCCACTATTCTATGGATCTTATTGGATTACAAATGTAAGTCATAGAATTACGCCAAATACGATGACGACAACATTTAAAGGCGTTAGACAACCCATCACCAAAAAACCAACCGCTAATGCAACCGTAATTACGTACCTAATTAAAAAAGCTAATGAGAGGTTTAATGAATTCGGTGGTTTAAGTAGAGATAACGAAACACCCATAGCTACTAGTGGTAAAATATACATGGATCGTGGCTTTACAACAGCGAGTGATGGGGTTAATAACTCAAAATTAGATACTAGAGGTTACGGCCTTGCTTATCAAGAAGGTACAACTGAAACTGGTAAGTATGTGACATATAATGGTGTTTGGATTGTTGGGTCGTATCTTAAACTAATGACTGGTGGCGATGAAACAGATAAACTATTAATAAAAACATTAATATCTTATTTACTTAATAATGCGATTGAGATATCTAAACTTGATAGTGGGGCGGCAACGTACCAGTTTACTGGGGTTGCACCATATATGATAGATGTGATTGCCCACGATATGGCCTATAAACTAGGTAGGGGTGATTTATCCTTATCATCACTTATTAGCGAATATAATACATCATCTGGTGACGTATATGAAACAATGTTAACAGAAATATCAACATTTGGTGAAGATTCGCAAAAATTATATGACTATTTAAAGGCTAATGATGAGGATTTCTATTACCCTTATAAATCACTAATAACGAGCTCCACAGACAAAGTCGTTGAAAACGGTAAAGACATACCTAAAATAACTTTCCCTTCTGAAATTAATGATAAAAAAAGGTTTGACATTAATACTAGGGTAAATGCTTGGGTAAGCGACCAAACACCTAGTTGGGATCGAACCATGCATGGTTTTAGTACATATGGGTTAACCAATATGATATTTAAAACTGGTAAAGTTAGTGACGGTAGTGATAATATTAATTTATTTATCACATTAAATGCGGTACCACAGAAAATGGAGATAACATTTTTTGATGCGGCACCGACCAAAAAAAGCGTGGTGTTTATAAACGGTGGTATGAGTTGGGATGAAAATTCATATAAATTTGATTTATTAAATTATTTAAACACTGATAATACAAATAAATTAGTTTGGAATAACTATAAATCAAACCCAGGTACATTATCTTTAGCTTTGGTTGTACCTAAGAGCTTGTT